GCACTATACCATGAAGCTAGAGGTGAGCCCCTCAACGGACAGCTTATGGTGGCTAGGGTTATTACGAACCGCATGGAGTCACCTCGGTGGCCGTCGTCCATGTGCAATGTAATCACACAGAACAGGCAGTTCTCGTTCTATCGAAAGAACAACACGCCGAAGCCAAGAGACGAGGTAGCTTGGGCCGCGGCACAGAAGCTTGCTGTTGAGATCATAAACGATCCCGACATCCTGCCGTACAGCACTGCGGATCATTACCATGCCGTGAATGTTCGACCAGTCTGGCGCAAGAAACTACATAGGGTTGTTCGTATTGGATACCACATCTTCTATTCGTATGACCACCCGACTGCGGTGCAGGTCAGCGTCCGACCTAAAACAAGATCTAAAAAGAAAACTCTGGAGAATGTACAATGAAACGTGATGAGATCCTAGACACCGCAAAAGAACTGATCAACGGACAGAGGGCCAAGGATTATGGAGATGCGTTCGAGAACCACCGGCGTATCGCAGACGGGTGGAACATCATTGTTAGGAGTGCTTTTGAAACGCACTTTGAAATATCAGAACAACACGTTGTATTAATGATGGACTGGGTCAAGACAGCTAGGCTATTAGAGACAATAGACCATGATGATTCATGGGTGGACAAGGCTGGGTACACGGCCCTAGGTGCAGAATTTTCTGAGAAGAACAGGCCAACCACAGAGGTTGGTAGCTGGAAGGATGTAGAATGACCCAAGGAACTCTGTTCACTAGCAACCAAGACAAAGACTACCAGATCCGCGCAGAGATGGAGCTTGTTGACACTGATTGGAATATCCCTACCGAGTTCCCTGATCTATCAGGCTACAGCCAGATCGCCGTAGACCTTGAGACTAAGGACCCCAACATTAAAACACAGGGCCCAGGCTGGGCTAGGAAAGATGGGCACATCATTGGCATTGCTGTAGCAGCCGGTGACTTCAAAGGATACTTCCCACTACGCCACCAGAACGGCCACAACCTAGACCCCACCATGACAATGCGTTGGCTCAAGGCTCAGATGTCTACGCCTGACATTGATAAGATCATGCACAATGCAACCTACGATGCTGGCTGGATGAGGGCCGAGGGCGTTGAGGTGCAGGGGCGCATCGTCGATACTATGATTACCGGCGCGTTGGTTAATGAGAACCGCTGGTCCTTTGGCCTTGATGCTATGGCACGGGACTATGTGGGTATACGCAAGGACGAGAAGCTTCTGAAGGCCGCGGCTCAAGAGTGGGGCATCGATCCCAAGGCAGAGATGTGGCAGTTACCCCCGAAGTATGTGGGCGCCTATGCTGAACAGGATGCTGTAGCCACGTTAAAGCTATGGGAAGCGTTGAAGATCCAGCTAGAGAAGCAGGACCTGTGGGCTATCTGGGAACTAGAGACAGGTTTAATCCCCTGCCTGTTGGACATGAGAACCAACGGTGTGCGTGTAGACCTGGAGAAGGCTGACCGTAACAAGAAGCTGATCCAGAAGCGGTCGTCTGAGTTGCGTCAAGAGATAAAGAAAAGCGCCGGCGTGGACGTAGACATATGGGCCAGTGCCTCAGTAGCTAAGATGTTTGACAAGCTGGGGCTAGAGTATCCAAGGACCGAGGCTGGTGCAGCGTCGTTCACTAAGGCGTACCTCAACTCCCACCCACATGAAGCCTGTCAGTCGTTGGTTAAACTGCGCGAGTTCGACAAGGCAGACAGCACATTCATTGACAGCATACTGAAGCATGAACACAACGGCCGCATACATACAGAGCTACACTCTACCCGCAGGGATGAGGGCGGTACGGTCACTGGTAGATTTTCGTCAAGCAACCCCAACCTTCAGCAGATTCCGGCGCGGGACAAGGAGATCAAGAAGTTAATCCGCGGTTTGTTTATACCAGAAGAGGGAACCAAGTGGGGATCCTTTGACTACTCGAGCCAAGAGCCGAGGTTACTGGTACACTTTGCGGCATCGATGCCACCCAACATGCAGGATCCTGTGCTTCAGACCATCGTTGAAGAGTTTAATACTGGCGATGTAGACCTGCACCAGATCGTAGCGGACTTGGCAGGGATCACCCGCAAGCAAGCGAAGACCGTGAACCTAGGCATTATGTACGGCATGGGCGTAGCTAAACTAGCGAATCAGATGGCGATCACAGCGGACGAGGCCAAGACTATCATCAGAGATCACCGCGAGAAGGTCCCGTTTGTTAAGCAGTTGGCTGACATCGCAAGCAAGAGGGCCGGCAAGAACGGGCAGATACGCACCCTGCTAGGGCGCCTGTGTCGCTTCGATATGTGGGAGCCATCAACGTTCGGATACAACAAACCTTTGCCCATAGAGGAAGCAGAGGAAGTGTACGGGGGCATGGGTCAACTCCGTCGCGCCTTTACATACAAGGCACTTAACCGTTTGATCCAAGGTTCAGCGGCCGACCAAACAA